GTAGAACATCAAATTAAAGTGTTCTATGAACGTTATGCGAAGACAGAAGGTATTTCTATAGAGGAAGCACAGAAGAGAGTCTCTGAGCACGATGTAAAAGCCTTTCAGAAGAAAGCAAAAGAATATGTTAAGAACAAAGATTTTAGCCCAGAAGCTAATGAAGAATTGAAGCTTTACAATGCTACTATGAGGATTAATAGATTAGAGCTGCTAAAAGCTGAAATAAACTTACACTTAACAAACTTAACTGAAGAAAATAACAAAGAAATAACTGATCACTTAGAAAAGTTAGGTAAAACTGAATATGCTAGACAGGCTGGAATACTTGATACTGAATTGAGATACAGCAAAGAAGGTATTAAAGCTATTGTGAATAGTGATTATAAATATGGTAACTTCAGTAAAACATTGTGGACTAATCAAAAAGCTTTAATGAATACTATTGAGGTTATGTTAAGACGTTCTATTATTCAAGGTGGAAACTCAACTGAATTAGTAGGAAGGCTTAGAAAACAATTTGACGTTGGTGTTTACGAAGCTAAAAGACTGTTAGTAACTGAAGCGGCAAGAGTTCAAGGAGATGTTCAAATAGACAGCATGGAACAAGCGGGATATGATGAATATGTGTATATCTCTGAACCAACAGCATGTGATATTTGTAAACCTCTTGATGGACAACATTTTAAGATTAAAGATAGAGAAGTAGGTGTAAATTACTATCCTATGCATCCGTTTTGTAAATGTTCAAGTGCAGCTTATTACGATAGTGAAAAATTAGATAAAGAGATAGCTGAATATCGTAAAGCTAGAGGGTTGGATAATAATTTACAAGATGATAATAAAGGTGATATAATTAAAGAAGAAGATAGTTTATTAAATGATATTTATAAAGGTTTAGAAAAAAATAACGCTAAAGAAATGTTTGGTGAGAAATATTTTAACGACTATAAAGACTTTATAAAACAAGTTGAAGATAAGAGAATGTTGAAATTATTTAAACATTTATCTGGAAAGATAAACTATAATCCTTTAAAAGAAGTACGAGCTTATGCTAGTGGTTCTACTGTTCAAATAAATAAAGGTGATTTCGAAGGAAAACTTTACGGAAAAGAATCTCCTAAAGGATTAATATTATTTCATGAAAATGGTCACGCATTAGACTATTTAGGATTTGAAATTCTAACAGGTAAAACTTCTATGCCTAATGGAACTTTTATTAAAAAGAAACTTTATGGACGTACATATGAAATAGAAGAAAGAATGACTCATGCTTCATCGTTACCAAAATATAAATTAAAAGAAACAATTAATAAAGATATATGGACTTATATAAACGGTGACTTACCTAACTTAGAAAGTTTAGGGAAAAAACCTAGAAAGAAAGTGGAAAAAGAAATATGGGAACAAAAATATAAAGAACTATCTACTAAAATTCAAAATAACAAATCGAGAGTTATAAAAGATTTTAGAAATATAGCAAGAGAAAGTGAAATAGCCGGAGATATAAACTATTTAATTGCTATATCAGATATGTTTGAAAGTACTGGTTGGTTTGGAGAATACCCTATAGGTTTTGGTCATGGAAAGAAATATTGGAAAAACTTAGGAACAGTTGAAACAGAATTCTTTGCACATGCTCAAGAAATGTTAGTATCTCCTAAACATAAAGAGATATTTGAAAAAATATTCCCTAACGCATTAAAAGTATATGAAACTATAATAGATGATATAATTCAAGGAGTTGAGAAAAATGATGATTAATGTTGAAAATATGGAAGCTATGAAGAAAATTAATGGTAAGATTGAAGAATATGAAAAAAATTTTGAAGAAGATTTCCCGATGTTTGAGTATTTAGATGACCCTGTTACAGAAGATGCTTACATTAAGATTAAACAAATTATCGATAAAGCTATAAAAGAAAATAAACCAGTATATACTCCGAAAGGATATTTCGAAAGAATCTACTAAACACTTAACATTTTTTGTTAGGTGTTTTTATTATGTCAAAATGGAAATAAACCGCTTACTTTCCATTTTCAATTAAATAACTACTTTCAAAATGGAAAAAATGATGTATTTTTCCATTTTAATTTTAAAATCGATACAAAATGTTTCGTTTTCGTCCTTAGCATGACGCTAAAAGGCTTTTTTATTATGTCAAATTAAACTAGCGTGGCTTATTTCTAAAGATAAGTGGTGCACAACTGATCAATAAGAAATAGGACTAGCGTGGATAAGGAGAAACAATGAACAAACAATTTTTATTAAAACTAAACTTACAACACTTTGCAGATGAAGGAGCAACGGAAACAAACAATACTGAACCCGAGTTTAAAGCACCTGCTACTCAATCTGAATTAGATAGTTATGTGAATAAAGCAGTACAAACAGCTTTAAAAAATCAACAAGCGAAAAATGAAGCTATTTTAAATTCAAGAGTAGAAGAAGAAATAAAAAAACGTGAAGACTATTCAAAATTAAGTGAAAGTCAAAAACGTGATAAAGACTTTGAAGACCAAAAAGCAGCATTTGAAAAACAAGTAGCTGAGTTTAAACACGCTCAACTAATTGTGGAAGTTCAAAAAGATTTAGTAAGTAAAGGTTTACCTACTGAATTAGCTGAGACATTCGCTTTACACGGTACAGCAGAAGACGCTTTAAAAGCCGTGAATACACTTGAGAAAGTGTTCAATGAAGCGGTAAACAAAGCTGTGAAAGAATCTGCTAGACAAACGACACCTAATGTAGGTGCTACTGGAGCAGAAAAGCCGTTGAACTTAGGAGCAAGACTAGCACAAGGTGTAAGTCACAAAAAACCATTTTAGGAGGATAAAAGATGAAAACAACAACAATTTTTAACAAAACTGAAATCTTACATAACTTAGATTTTGAAGCTATTTCAGTAACGGTAGATAAAGCAACTACAGGAACAGTAACAGAAAACGGACGTAAATTATTAAAAGCTGGAACATTGCTAGCTGGAGATGGTAAGTCTATTTTCGAAGATAGAACAAAAAAAGTTAAAAAGTTAACTGGTGATGCAACAGCACAATACGTTGACGGAGTAGCGTTACATGACGTTGATTTAACTGATGGAGACTCAGTAGTAGCGTGTGTATTTAAAGGTACTTTACGTGAAGACAAATGTAACGGTGGTACTGTTGATGCAAACGTAAAATCAAAATTAAACTTAATTAAATTTGTAAAAGGTGTATAAGGAGGACTATAAAATATGGCATTAATTTACGATACAATTACAGCAGAAAATGTAAGTGGATATTGGAACGGTTTACAAGAAAACGTTGATACTACTTTAGGAGATAAATTATTCCCTGCTAGAAAACAATTAGGAATTAAATTAGCATTTGTAAAAGGTGGAAGTGGTAAAGCAGTAGCTTTAAAACCTGCTGCGTTCGATACTAAAGCTCCACTACGTGAAAGAATGAACTTAAGCGTAACAGAAGAACAAATGCCATTCTTTAAAGAAGCTGTTGTTGTTAAAGAGGAAGAAAGACAACAATTAAATATGATTGAAGCTACTGGTAATCAAGCACTTATTGATAGTGTGATTGCTGGTATTTTTGATGACCAAACACATTTATTTAACGGTGCATTAGCACGATTAGAAGCTATGAGAATGCAAGTGTTAGCCACTGGTAAAATCTCATTTAACAATAACGGAGTAGCTCAAGAGTTTGATTATGGAGTTAAAGACTCTATGAAAGGGACTGTTGAAAAAGCATGGACTGATACAGCAGCAACTCCGCTAGCTGATATTGAAAAAGCTATTGAAGCAATGGAAAATCAAGGTAAGAAAGCAGAAATTCTTATTATGACTCAAAAAACATTCGGTTTAATCAGAAAAGCAGACTCAACTATTAAAATTGTTAAACCATTAGCACCTAAAGGAGCAACAGTAACAACTACTGAATTAACTGATTATCTTTCAGATACACACGGTGTAAAAGTTGAGATTAAAAACGATACATTCACAGATGATGATGGAGTTGCTAAGAAATTTTATCCAGAAGGTTATGTATCATTTATTCCTAATGCTATTTTAGGAAAAACAGTATTTGGTACTACACCAGAAGAATCTGACTTATTAGGTGGTAATGTTGCTGGAGTTGAAGTGAAAGTTGTAAATACTGGTATTGCTATTACAACTCAAAAATTAGTTGATCCTGTCAACGTTCAAACTAAAGTATCTATGATTGCTTTACCATCATTTGAAAGATTAGATGATGTGTATATGTTAGATATCGAACCTTAGGAGATAGTTTATGGATAGAGATTTAGTATTAGATAACGTTAAAGAAGACTTAGATATTCGTGATACTTTGCAAGATACTATCCTATGCAGACTTATTGATAAGGTTATTGACCATTTCAAATTCACTTATAAACAAGATGGAATTGAAAATAAATACAGGTTCATTATTGAAGACTGTGTTATTAAAAGATTTAACAGACGTGGTGCTGAAGGTGCTACGTCTGAATCTGTTGAAGGTCACTCTGTTAACTATGAAACTTTCTTAAATGAGTTCGCCCCCTGGGATGAAATGTTAAGAGAAGACTTCAAGAAAGAAAAATCAAAGAAAGGTCAATTATTAATATTCTAATGAGATATTCAGATAGAGCAATTTTAAAGCAAGTAGATAAAAACGAGTATGATTATGAAACAGGAGAACACGTCTATAAAGAACTCTATTCAGATATCGTCGCATGCTTCACAATGGATTTAGGACTTGGTAAGTCTGTTCAAATTTTTGGAGATTATAACAAACAAAGAAAAGTTATATTTTTGAAAAACGCTTATAATAAGCCGTTTAACGTTGTTGAATATCGTAGTAAGCGATATATACCTACAGCGGATAAACAGCTTAGTAAAGCCTTTTATCTTGAAAGGGATGATAGCGATGGGACTAAAGATATACGGTCATAAAAAATTACAACTTAACCTAAAAGATAAAGCACAAATGAGACTAGTGAAAGAAATTGTGAAGAAAAATGGAGCAAGTTTACAACAAGAAATGGTTAAAAAAGCAGTATTTAAAGGTGGATATTCTAACGGTGATACTAGAAGAAGTATCAATATCTTAATAGAAAAAGGTGGTTTAATGACAAGAGTTAAACCTACCACTAAATACTCTCCATACGTTGAATATGGTACACGTTTTATGGATAAACAACCATTTGTTAAACCTGCTTTCCAACAGATAAAAAAAGAGTTCGTTAACGACTTGAAAAAATTAACATGATTAAAACTAGAGAACAAAGTATTTTCGATGAAGTATTCAAGATATGTAAGAATTTAGGATATAAAGTCTATGATTATAAACCTATGAATGAAGTACCTTATCCATTTGTAGAAATGGAAGATACATCCGTTAGTTATGCTATTAATAAAACTGATGTAAAGGGGAATGTCACTCTCTCATTATCTGTGTGGGGGTTACAGACAAAACGAAAAGAAGTATCTAGCATAGCAAATGCTATATTAGAAAAATGCTTGAGAATAGAACATACAGACGGTTATTCGTGGAGTTTAAATATTAATTCTAGCAATATTAGAATACTTGACGATAGAACAACAGTAACACCTCTTAAAAGGGCGGTTATTGAATTAGAATTTAATTTAAGATAAGGAGATAAAAATGTCAGAAGCAAAAAAAACTTATGAAGCTAAAAAAGGTATAGATATAATCCTTTTATATCGATTTTTAAAAAATGCTAAAACAGAAGCAGCCTTTAAATTAGCTTTCCAGACTGAACACAGTAATGAGATCAGTAGAGATGCTGACGCTCAAAAAACTAAAGATGGAAATATCCAAAATTTAGGTGCAGTTGAGTATGATTTTTCGGCTAAGTCAATCGTAGCTAAAGGTGATAAGCATATCGAGGAATTAAGAGAAGCTTTAATCAATGGTGATATTATTGAAATCTGGGAAATTGATAAAGCCGAGAAAAATGAATCTAATAAATATAAAGCTACTTATTATCGTGGTTATGTAACTAAATTTAGTACTAATCCTAATTCAGAAGATAGTGTGGAGTTAGAGCTTGAATTCTCAATTAATGGAGTTGGGAAAACAGGTTATGCAACATTAACTGATGAACAAGCACAAGTGGTTCAATATGTGTTTAAAGACACTACTATTGACACAACAGAAGAATAATTAAACAAAGCTAACTGGTAGAAATACTGGTTAGCTATTTTTTTGGAGGAAAATAATATGCAATTAAGATTAAACGAAAATAAAACAGTAGAAGTAAAATTTGGAGTTGGTTTTGTACGTGAATTAGATAAAAACCATCCACTAGAAGCTAAAGGAATTAAGCTTGGTATGTCTTTAAGTATGAAAATACCAGAAATTCTAGGAGGAGATGTGGCAAGCTTATCTGATGTTCTATATGCAGGAACATTTCTAGAAAAAGAAAGACCAACACAAACTGAAATTGATAATTTTATTGATGAACATGAAGATATCGAAGCTTTATTCGATGAAGTAATCAAAGCATTAGAAGAAAGTAATGCGGGAAAGAGAATTCTGAAACAGAACAGAGAGACTCTGAAAGAAGCGTAAACTATAAAAACTCCAAAGAAACATACGAAGAAATAATAGTAAATTGTGTAAGGTATCTAGGTATCACAAGTATGTATGAAATTAATATACTTACTCTTAATCAATATAACTTACTGATGAAAGGTGCAAAGTTAAGGTTGTTAGATGAAGAACATTTAATTCACAAGCAAGCATGGTTGAATCGTGTAGTTAAACGAACAGAGACGAAAGGCAAGCAAGAAGTATATGTGTACGGAAGTTTCAAAGAGTTTTTCGACTATGAAAAAAAATATAGAGAAATAACTGGTGAAATAGTACCAACTATCAAAGATGAAGAATTAAGCAATTTACTATTAAAAGCAAATATGTAGAAAGGAGAATAAAATATGGCAGAACAATATTCAGTAGAAGCTATATTATCTGCGGTTGATAAAGGTTTTAGTCATACGTTAGATGCTATTAACGAAAAGCTAGATAAGTTTGATGTTAAAGCTAGTAAAAGTGAACAAAGCGGACAAAAAATCGGCGGTACATTCAAGGCTATGGCATTAGCAAATCTAGCGGCAGGAGCTATTACTAAAGTTACTGGTGACATAGGTAGCTTGATTAGTGAGTCTTTCAAAGCATCTGATGCAATGGATAAGTTCAGAAGTACAATGCAGTTTGCTGGATTAGATAATAGTGCTATAGAAAAGAGTGCAGCAAGTGTAAGAAAGTATGCAGATGATACTGTGTATGATTTAGACACGATAGCAAATACTACAGCACAATTAGCGGCAAACGGTATTAAAGACTATGACGGACTAACACAAGCGGCAGGTAACTTAAATGCGGTTGCTGGTGGTAATGCTGACACATTTAAATCAGTAGCTATGGTTATGACTCAGACCGCTTCTGCTGGTAAATTAACTGGTGAAAACTGGAGACAGTTATCTGATGCAATTCCTGGGGCTAGTGGAAAAATTCAAGAAGCATTGAAGAAAAACGGAGCTTATACTGGAGATTTTAGGAAAGCACTAGAGCAAGGTAAAATTAGTGCTGATGAATTTAATAAAGCTATTATGGATTTAGGTATGACAGATGTTGCAAGAGAAGCGGCAACTTCTACTAAAACTATTGAAGGTGCAGTAGGGAATATGCAAGCAGGTATTGTCACGAAAATCAATGAAATAATAGATGCCATTGGTAAGGATAAGATCACTGGAATTATTAGTAGTATAGGTGAATTTGTAACTGGTGGACTTGAAGTATTAAAAGTAGTAATACCACCTATTGTTAGCGGGATAACTAGTTTATTCAGGGTGTTAGGTGATAATAAAGCCATTGTGGTTGCTTTAACTGGTGCATTCATCGGGTTCAGAACAGCTTTAATGATAACCACCGCTATTGAATCAGCAAGAGCAGCGTTGACAGCCTTTAAAACAGCACAACAAGCGGCAACAATTGGTCAAGCGGCTTTAAATGCGGTTATGGCAATTAATCCATTTGTACTTATAGTTGCAGCAATTACAGCGTTAGTCGCTTTAATTATCTATCTATGGAATACCAATGAAGGTTTTAGAAATGCAGTTATAGCTATTTGGGAAGCTATCAAACAAGCGTTTATTACAGCTTGGGAAGCTATCAAAACAGCGTGGAGTGCATGTGGTGAATTCTTTAGTGGACTTTGGGAAGGTATAAAAACTGGAGTACAAACTGTGGTTCAGTGGATAGTTCAAACTTGGAATAGTGCAGTAGCTTTATTACAAGTGGTATGGACGGCTATTTCAACTGGTGCTACAGTAGCGTGGAACTTTATTGTCACATCAATAATGACTATAGTTCAACCGTTTATTACAGCTTTTATTAGTGCATGGAATATCTTAAAAGAAGGTATCAACGGAGTTTGGGAAGGTATCAAAATGATATTTCAAGGTGCATGGGAATACATTAAAGCTATTGTGTTAGGAGCGGTACTAATTGTTATCGATTTAGTGACAGGTAACTTTACTAAACTTCAACAAGACTTACAAATGATTTGGGATGCAATAAAAAACGCTATTCAAATGGTTTGGGAAGGTATAAAAATGATAGTTTTAACTATTGTAACTACTCTTATATCTTTACTAATAAATGCTTGGGAAGGCTTAAAAAATGGTTTGGTTGCTATTTGGAATTTCTTATCAACAACAGCTTCAACAGTGTGGAATGCATTAAAAACAGCTGTAGTGACAATTGTGACTGGACTAGTTAACGGAATAAAAGCGTTGTGGGAAGGCTTTAAGTCTTTCTTCACATCAACTATTAACGCTATTCAAAATATAGCAGTAAACACGTGGAATTCTATTAAGTCAAGTGTAACTAGTATTATTCAAGGTTTAGTTAATGCCGCTCAAAACGCTTGGAATACCTTCAAAAGTAATGTTCAAAGTTTAGTGAGTAATGTTACTAACATCTTTAATACACTAAGAAATATTAATCTAGCAGATATTGGACGTGCTATCATGAACGGATTTTTAAATGGTTTAAAATCCGCTTGGGAAAGCGTAAAAGGTTTTGTTAGTGGAATAGCTGGATGGATTAGAGACCATAAAGGGCCGATTGAATACGATAGACGCTTATTAATTCCAGCTGGTAATGCGATTATGGGCGGACTTAATAGAGGTTTAGATAACGGATTTGATAAAACTATGGCAAAAGTACAAAGTATCACAGGTGCTATTGAGTCAAGGTTTAATATCAATCAAAGCAAAGCTTTAAACGTTGAAAATACTATTAGTTCACAACCTATGGTAATTACATTCAAATTAGGTAATAAAGACTTCAGAGCCTTTGTGAGTGATATTAATCAATTAAACGGTGAAGCAATACAATTAGAAGAAGTATATTCAATTTAGGAGGAGTGTAAATGTACAATTTTATTAATACTAATGAAATAGGAGAGCAATTACACTCTTCTATTCAAACTATATTTAATGGTGTGAATATCGATGTTGATTTAGAAGGTTTTCGAACGTTAGCAGTAAGTGGTCGAGGTTTGTTAAGTAAGAATATAAACTCAACTGATATACCAGGGACGGACGGAAAATATTTTCTATATGGCAATTTAGAAGTTAGAGCTATTGTGGTTAAATTCCAGTTGAAAGCAACAACTAACGAAGATTTTAGAAAGAAATTCAATAAATTAAATATGCTATTACAAACGGATGAACCGAAGATTTTAAAATTCACAGATGAATCAGATTATTATTATATGGCTATATTACAAAAAGCTAGTGATACAGAAGAAACCTCAAACAGCATTGTATCAACATTCACTTTTTTGTGTCTAGATCCTTACAAATACAAAGTGGTTGATAAAGACACAGGTGTAAATAACGTGACTATCACTAAACTACCTAACAACAGAAATGAATTCACACCAGAACTGATTAAGGTAATTGTAAATAGCGTTAGTGACAAGGTTATTATTAAAAATCAAACCACTACTAAAAAGATAATAATTAATCACACTTCATTTGCTGTTGGTGATGTGCTTGAGATTGATTTGAACAAAGATTATCCGTTGAAATTAAATACAATGGTAAGAAGTGAATTAATTGATTTTGTGGAAAGTGATTTTGATTTTGCAGTAAAACAAGGTGATACTATCACTTGCAGTAATAGTAGAGTGTTAGAAGTTCATACGAAAGAGAGGATGTATTAATGAAACTATTTCTATTTAATAATGATGAAAAGCTAATAGGTACTGTAAGCCCGTTAGAAGGTATTCAGAACGAAGAAATAAATAAAATTCAAACGATAGAATGTACAACTGTGTATTCTGAATTGATTGAGAAAGCCTCTTATATCGGACATAGAGATTATTCTGACAATAGAATATTTCATCTGTATAAAATAGACCATGTAACAAAAACTACTACTACTGATGTGAAAATAGTTGGTGTACATACGTTTTTCGACGATATGGAAAGTGACGGATATGTAAAAGATTTCAGACCAACTAATAGAGAATTAGTAGGAGTACTGACAACTATTTTAGATGGTTCACGTTGGCAACTAGGAACTGTTAACATACAACGAAGATATACAGGGAATTTCTATTATGTGACACGTAAAGAAGCTATAAGCAAGCTAATAGAAGCGACACAGATTGAGATTAAACCACGATTAGAATTTAGTCGAGGTAAAATCACAGGTAGATATTTAGATGTGTTTACTAGACTAGGTGGAAGAAATGGAAAAGTATTCGTTCACGGTAGAGACTTACTAACAGTTAGTGAGAAGAAGTCACAAGGAGCGATTTATACAGCCGTTGTTGGTCGTGGTAAAGGTGAAGAGACTGACACAGGAGGTTATGGTCGTAGGATATCATTTAAAGACATTGAATGGAGAAGAACAAGCGGTCAACCAGTTGATAAACCAGTAGGTCAAGAGTACGTAGAAATACCAGCTATGACTAAATTATATGGTTTTGAAAAAGGTACTAAACCACGTATTAAAATTGTTGAATTTCAAGATGAAACTGATAAAGAAAAACTATTAAGATTATCTTATGAGTGGCTTGAAAAAAATAGTAGGATGCAAGTAGAGTATAGTGCGAAAGTTTTAAATGTTGGTAATCTTGAATTAGGAGATACTGTTGGAATATTTAATCCTAAGCTAGGAATTAAGTATGAAACAAGAGTATTTAAAGTTAAGCGTAATTTAGTTGACAATAAACTAACTGAATTCGGAATAGGTGATAAAGTTACTACATCTCCATTCAGTAGAACTATTGAATTAGCTAAAGAGATGAAGAACTTTCAAGACGACACAGTTTATTGGCTTGATAAGATAAGAGAAAGACTATCTGATAAATTAATTAATGAAGATGGTTATAACTACGATTTAAAAGCTGATAATGAATATAAAGTACCTGCTGGATATTATTCGTTTGATAAACCTATTGATCAAAATCCTACTAAAGTAGTTTATATGGGAGCTGGGAAAATTGCTATAGCTAACAGTAAAAAGCCGACCGGTGAATGGAATTGGCGAACGTTTCTTGATGGAAACGGAGCGACACTAGATTTAATTAATACAGGTGTGTTAAGAGCAGGTCGTATTCAATCTGCTGACGGTCGAAGTTACTGGGATTTAGACACAGGAGAATTCCATATGGAACAAAGTGCTATTAATGAAGCGGTAAAAACAGTCGTAAATGGCAAAGTACAAGAAATAGTAGGAGAAGTTAAGAAAAACTTACCTACTAAAGAAGAACTTAAAGGTAAGAGTTCTTACTTACATAAAAAATACAGTGATTATGCTGACGGTCGCAACATGAGTGATAACTCAACACTAAAGTATATAGGTATCTATACAGGAGACAAAGAACAAGCACCTACTAACGCTAGTGAGTATTCATGGACTAAGATTAAGTCAGACGGTAAGCTATACAAAGCTTATTCAAACAGCTTAAACGGTATTGACTTTACACTTGTTGAACCAGATGAAAACGCTAAGTTATTCGCTAAAAACAGACCACGTGTAAATATCGTTAACGACAATGATATTAGCGATATATGGCAAGCAAATATGTTTCTTAGCTTTAAACCAAACACTAAATACACGCTAACTGCTCGAGCTAAAGGAAACAGTAATAAGTTGTGGGCTTATTTTAGAAATAACAAAACTAGTGAAGAGTATAGCTGGGGTCAGATGGAATTCAGAGGGTTAGAAACTAAGTCAATTACATTCACAACTACTAACGATGTTGAGGACGTGCTATTTAAGTTTGTATTAGTACCTGAGGATGAAGACTGGACAGGGGTGCAAATTGATTGGTTTACAATTTACGAGGGTGATAAGCGATATAGCGACTATCCTGTTGATGAACCTGCACAATACCATAAATATCGTTATTTTGGTTATGTATTCAAAGAAGGTACACCAGTAGCAAGTGATTTTGAATGGTTCGATTTACAACAAACATCAATCACGAACGATAAATATACTCACATTGTTTATTCAGATAATGCTGATGGTAGTAATTTCGGACGTGATCCTAAGAAGTACATGGGAGTTGCAAGGACTACATCTCCAGCACAACCGACTGATAAGACTGCTTATAAGTGGTTTAAAGTGAAAGGTGAAGATGGAGAGAGAGGTCGTGACGGTGTGGACGGTAAGTCTTATGCTAGAAACTATTTAAGTGGAACTTCAGAAGAGAAGATATTCACGGTGGTTAACGATAATTTTGATGTTCAAGAAGCTTATAAACTGGTTGACAATAAAAACTTTAGAGATTTAGGTTTTAAAAATGGTGATAAAATCACATTTATAGCTGATTATGAAGTACTACCTAATGGAATTAACAAGAAAATTAGCAAATTAAATTTTGAATGGCACGATGATGTTCAATACCGTGTGTGGATGGACCAGGACTTAAATCCTACTCAAGGAACGTATGTAAGAACACTAACAATGAACAATGATTTGTTGGATTGTAAACGTGCTAGATTTCGAGCTGATAACGTTAACGCTAGAATTAAAATCACTAACGCCCGAGTAATTAAAGGTGATACTGTTCAACCGTGGAGTGTTGCACAGGAAGACTTACAAGGTCACAGCTTGACAGCTAATTTACGTTTTGAAGGAACGTATATTAATAATGTTACAAATCATGTAAAACCTTATTTAGATGTATTTTACGACGGACAAAAGATAACTAATGGATTTAATGCACAAGTTAAATATAAGGGTGGTAACAGAACAGATTGGAGTGGATTTTGGACAGCTGATGTTGGGATTAATGGAGGAATAAACAACCTTGACTGGGGGAACCGTGAACAGAACGGTACACCGCTAGAAGTAATTGTGTTAGTCACTTACAAAGACTCAAATACAATTGCTAACGCTAGACTTGACAACCTACCCGACCCAACGGAAATAAAAGAAGTTGTTAAGAAGTATAAAACTTTTGAAAGCACTATAGACCGGTTCAACTCAACTATCGGAGAGGTTAAACAACAGGTATTAGCGAACGAAGAAAAGCGTAACTTAATACTTGGTAGTAGGATGATATCTGCGAGTGATTATAATAATATAGGAAACGCTGACCTTATAACAAGCCAAGAATACGACGGATTACCATTCTTAAGTATATTTTCTAATGGAAACACATCAAAAGTTTGGAAAGGTGTAGGATTTAACTTATCTATTCAAAGAATAAATAAGGGTGAAACTTATTCGATTAAAATACCTATATTTATAAGTGATACAATGCGACCGGATGAAGGAGCTTATCTTGAGATTAAAAATCATGACACACAAGAGAGCTTGTGGAATACAAGGTTAGATGTTGCTTATTTGCCAGCAGGTCAATGGAATGTTCACAAGTACACTTTTATAGCGTCAAAAGATATAAATTTATCTAAAAGTTCATTCTACATACATATCGTAAAAAATGGATATTTAGCCTTAGCTAAACCATATATGTGCGCAGGTGACAGCTTACCTAAAAATTACTCTCCAGCACCTGAAGATGTTTATTTGCAAAACTCAAGACTTGAAAGTTCAATCACCCAAACCAAAGAACAAATTGATTTAAAAGTTTCAAAAGACAATATAATCAGTGCTATTAATTTAAGTGTTGAGAAGGACGGAAACGGACAAGACGCTGGGTTGGTTAAAATAGATGCTGATAAAGTTGATATAAGGGGAGTTTTAAGAGCCTATACTGGTGAAATAGGTGGATTTAGGATAGGTTACAATTACAACGATAACAGTTTTTGGCTGACAGGTAAAGATAATTTTAACTGTGGAATAAATCCAGGTCACAATGCAGGGACACGTGGTGCTCAAATTTGGGCAGCATGGGGTAGCAATTGGACACAAGCAGGAGATAACGCATGGTGGGTTAACGGTCAAGGTGTTATGACTTGTCACAATACACCTGTATTTAAAAAAGGGCTTGATGTATATAACCGCTATATAGATATGCATGGTAACGATATAAAAGGTGATAAAGATAGCTATGGGAATAAAACATCTGTTATTTGGTGGAATCAGATTGACAGAGTTAAGAGTCAAATATCTGACAAACGCTTAAAAACTAACGTTAAACGAACAAAAGTAAAAGCATTAGACACACTTAACAGTATTGAAATGGTTGAATTTAACTGGAAGAAAGATAACAAATTCGAAAAAATCGGAGCGATAGCTCAACAGGTTCAAACTGTGGACAAAGATTTAGTGGTACGTGATATGGATGATAAGCAAACATATAATGACTACTTGCGAATCAACTATTACGACACTATTCCTTACCTAATCAAAGCAGTACAAGAACTTTCCGAAGAAAACACCAACCTAAAATTAAGACTACAAAAACTGGAGGATAAAATCAATGGCAACTTATAAGAAAAACTATGCTCGTGCCACTTACGACAGTAACGGAGCAGTATTATCAACCATTGTTAGTATATTTAGTACTAGCGGTGGGACTGTAATTGAAACAACGTTAAAAGGCGACCATTTAAGCAAGTCAGAAGATGAAATAGTACAACTAGCACTTGAACAATTCTACGAGGATACATATCCTAATAAAGCTGAAAACGAAAAAATCACAGCTATGAAAAAAGAGTTGAAAGAGTCAACAGCAACACTTGATACAACAAGAAAAATGTTAGCTCAAAGCGTTGTTAAAGAGTTTGAGTGGGAAAGCAATTTTGAAGATATTGACGCTAAATTACAATTTTTAGCAACTCATTTAAACATAACTTATCCAGCTAAGGAGGATGAAGAAGATGAAAAAGAAAGTAGTGGCGGTTCTCGAGAAGCTACAACTGTCTAGCATGATATTTTTAGAAATTATGAAAGGAGGAAATAGCATGATGGTTAAATATTTAGCATTAACAATTCTTGATGGACTAATGACATTAGATGAAATCAAGAACAAAAAACTTCGCAAACTAGTAAAAGCTGAACTTGACAAAATGGGATTAGCTGAAGTAGTTGCTGAAGACAAACAATAATTTAAGGAGGGCTTAAAGCCCTCTTTTATTTTGAAAAGAAAGGAGTTTGATTAATGGAAATTACACTACCAGAACTTGCTGAACGCTACTACCATTTAGTGCAAGATGTGTACATTCATGCATTCACATTAATGGTATTTCTTGATGTTGTAACAGGAGTAGCTAAGGCTTTTGTAACAAAGACACTAAACTCAACAATTAATAGACGTGGATTGATTGAACATATTATCGTTTGTGTAATGTGTATAACTGTATATCCATATCTTTTATATTTAGGATTTAACGAGATAGCAACAGCTTTCTTGTTATTTTTTACATTAAGTTACTGTCTAAGCTTAATCGAAAATCTAAGTGCTTTAGGAGTACCATTTCCAACTGGTATTAGAAAAAGGCTTGAGAAACTAAGAGATGAACTGGACGGAAAGGAATAATAGATGAAAAAATTAATTAAATTAGATTTTGACAACACGACAAGAGAACGCAAGACTGAAGATAGTTATTCAGAATTATACTCTTATGATAAAAATAACGGATCATTTGAGTTTGAGATATTAAACGACACATTAACAACAGAACAAGTTATAGCGTTGTTCAAATTCACTGAAAGTAATAAAATTTGGAAAACTACTGGGACTGTTGATGGAAACAAAGTTAATGTAACGTTTGACACCACTTTAATTACTCAAAACGAAACTGTAATTTGTTATCTTTATTTTGATGAAGAACAACGAACTTCTGACACATTCAGATTTAAATTCAAAGTAAAAGTATCTGAAATAGACAAAATGAACAGATATGAAGTCAAAGAACGTTTTATCAACAATACAGTAATCGTGGATAGATTAGACGTTGTGACAAAAGATGAGTTAAAAGAAGCGTTAAAAAATGTTGGTGGGATTGCAACAGAAGGACTACTAACAGAGGTTAAGGCTGAAGAACTTTACGCTAAAAAATCAGAAGCGGTAGACAATACTAATTTTGAGCTAGTAAAAAATAGAGTACTAGCTTTGGAGTTGAAGACTGATAAGGATACAGTATATGACGATAGAGAGGTTAAAGAAAGACTTACATCACTTGAGAATAAACCTCCTGTAGACTTATCAAACTATGCTACTAAAGAAGAACTAAGGAATGTTAGTGGTAGTCAACCATTAGCTGACAACCTTGTGACTAAAGAGGAGCTAGAAGCAAAACATTACATTTCTGATGTAAGTAATCTAGCTACTAAGGAAGAGTTGCAAGAGGTTAGGAACAGTCAACCAACAGTTGACACTTCACATTTAGTTACTAGAGATGAGTTAACAGCTAACCATTTCTTAACAGAACATCAATCTTTAGATAATCTAGTGACTAAGCAAGAGTTAGAAGAAAAACACTATTTAACAACACATCAAGACTTATCAGAGTACGCTAAGAAGTCTGAACTATACAACGATACACCGCTTAAGGAACGTGTAACGGCTTTAGAAAGCAAAGCTATTGAAGGTGGAGCTTATGACGATACTCACCTAAGAGAAAGACTGGATGTGTTAGAAGCTAAACACGATAACGATACAATATATGACGATACAGAAGTGAAACGTAGACTTACTGAAATTGAAAGTAAACCTGCGATTGATACTTCTGTTTTTGTTACTGATCAAAAATTAGCTGAAAAAGGATATCTTACTCAACAAAATTTAGATAATTACGCTTTAAAATCTGAATTGCCAACACCATACAATGACGGACCACTAAATGAACGTGTTACAGCGTTGGAGAGTAAAGCGATTGAGGGCGGTGCATATGATGATACTGATTTAAGAAATCGTGTAGGAGTTTTAGAGAGTAAACAGGATAAAGACACAGTTTACAATGATGAACCTATTAAGGAGCGTTTAACAGCACTTGAGAATAAACCTAATGTGGACTTAACAAACTATGTAACTAGCGAACAACTAGAGAATAAGCACTATTTAACACAACATCAACCGCTTGATAATTTAGTTACTAAAGAAGAACTTAACAGCAAAGGATATGTGACTGAAGAAACGCTTAACAGTAAAGGATACTTAACTGAACATCAAAATATTTCACATCTAGTTACTACTGATGAATTGAATAGTAAAGGCTATTTAACTGAACATCAATCATTAACTGATTATGCTAAAAAATCAGAATTATATAACGATGCTGAAGTAAAACAAAGACTGACTATCTTAGAAAGTCGACCTAATATTGACACATCAAACTTTGTCACTAATGAACAATTAGAAGCTAAACATTACTTAACCGAACACCAACCACTTACACATCTTGCTACTGCTAGCGATTTAGAAGTGTTAAGAAATATTAGTATTAGTAAAGCGGATTTAAGTAAAAAGCTTGATACTACTGAATTTAACTCATTTAAAGATAGTGTAGTTACTAAGTCAGAATTAGCTGAGAAAGGATATATTTCAGACTTATCAAACTACGTAACAAAACAGGAACTTCACGAAGCAACAGAGATTGATTATTCAAATATCGTTACTACAGATGAATTAGAACCTTATGCTAAGAAGTCAGAATTACCTCAAGCATACAATGATAGTGCATTAGTTAGTAGAGTTAGTGCATTAGAAAGCCGTCCTAACAGCGAAAACGGACATAGTTTAAGTACTAACGTTAGAATTGAAGGAACTTTCAAAAATGGTGCTACTAGTCAATTAAATCTATTTGCTGACGTATTCTTTGACGGAGAAGTTGTGACAAGTGGATATACTCTTGATTATTACTATAGAGGTTTTGGCAACGACAACTGGCAAGTACTTAACAATCAAACGGCTGATAGTAATGGTAAGTTTGGAACGTGGGGAGCTCAACGAAGAAGTGGTGAATATTTTGAAGTGAGAATAGTTGTAAGCTATAGAGGGCTTAAATCTTCAAGTTTTTCTAGGTTAGATAATGTTAATGACGGACTTATTAACCTACAAAATAATCAACTGTTGAAATACTGGTGCGGTACTCAAGAACAATATGACGCTCTTGAGTATAAAGATTACAATACAATTTATGACATATTAAGGTAGGTGATTTTATGAGAATTAAGTTAATTTCAGGTGGTAAGGAAGTAGATAAAAGATATCTAGGCAGTAGATTGGTTTGGAGAAACGATGGAGTATTACATGAGACTCCCGGTGATATTCAAGTCTCTAAAATAAATGGATTTTACACTATATACGTAGGTTCGTTTAGAAGAAATCCAGAAGATATAGTAGCTTTTAAACTTGGTGATAAAAATATATTCAGATTGAAAGTTGAAAAATTTAGTAGAGGAAGAATTAGGTCTAAACTTCAAATTTCACAAAATGAACCTGGTATCACTGAATATTTAGAAATGGAAAACAAGTATTCCAACTTATTCACAAACTTAAAACTATATGAATTTTTGGAGGATTAAACTATGGAACAATTACAACCAATTTTATTAACACTAATCGTATTTGGACTTAACCTATTAGGTAAGTTTCTAAAAGAGTGGAAACCATTCCCTACAGAGCTTATCCCTCAAGTATTAGGAGTACTTGGGGGCTTAATCGGTTGGGCGGTATTTAAAGATACTAACGCAGTACTTTTAGGACTTGCAAGTGTGGGAACACATCAAGTGGTTAAGCAATCAAGAAACAATGATAACATTGATAGTTCAGAGAAATAATGGTATAATTAATATATCAATCCCCCTGTTCCTATATAGGCAGTTACGCGCTGACACAGGGGTTCTTTTTATAGGTGTCAACGAAGAGTTGAGAAAAACGCAGAAAAGTTGAGAAAAACGTAGAAGACTAGATTTATAATCTAGTCTTTTTTATATTAATTAAACAATACGGAGGATAAATAACATGACAGAAATTTATAGCGATTATTTTCAAAATGGAGTGTACTTCACACCGCCAAAAAACGATATACTAGGCGTTGTTATACATAATGATGGGGGATCACTAAGTGCTAGGCAATATGACGGCTTTTTAGTCGACAGAGTGAACAACGGAACGCTTGACAGAGGGTTCGCAGCATACTATGTAGATAGAAATGATATTTACGTATTCCAACCATCTAACCATCAAGAATGGCATACAGCTAACTGGTACGGAAATACTAATTTCATAGGATTTGAAGTTTGTCAATCTATGTCCGCTTCTGACAGTGACTTTCTAGCTAACGAAGACGCAACGCTACTTTTAGCAGGTCAAGTACTTCAAAGTTATGGAAAGCCTATCAATGAAGATACAGTTAAATTACATCACGAATTTAGTGCGACGGATTGCCCTCATAGAAGTATGGAACTTCACGGGAACGGTGGAGCATATAACGGTGCAGGTACTGAGGCTTGTAGACAATATTTTATCAATAGAATTAAACAGCTATTAGCTGGAGACGTAAGCGAACCACCGGTAGTAGAGAAAAGCATTCTTGATGAAGATGTTGAACTTGCTAAAAGAGATGAACCATATTACGAAGCTACTGTAAGCATTGATTATATTTTAGAAAGCCAACCAACTGAAGATAGTGAAGATAAGGAATTCGTGCCAGCAGGAACACGTGTTCGTGTCTATGAGAAAAAAGACGGTTGGAGTAGAGTAAATTATAAGGATAGTGATCAATGGATTGAAGATAAATATTTAACTGAAGTTGAAGTATTTTAATAAACACCCTCCCACATTTAGTGGGGGGTATTTTTTATGCATTTTTTAAAAAGTTTTAAAAAATCTATTGACAATATAACGTATACGTTATATAATAAAAGTACATTAAAGGAAGAGGTAAAAACATCATGAGAGAATTAACTAAAGAAGAATTATTAAGACAAGTGGAACTTAACGAATATACAGTGATTAAAACAAGCAGATACGGAAGTGTTACATACACTTTTAAAATTACTGAAAATAACGAAGGTGTGAATTTAGAAATATCTTCTTTAGCACAATTAAATTATATATGTAGTGATGAAAATTATACTTTTTCTGTCGATATCAAAGGGAACAATGAAGAATATAGTAATTCTATATATGGTTCTTCAGATGCTCAAAAAGTTTATGATTTCTTACATGAATTAAAATTAAACTTTTACGGAGTAATTAGAAGTTTTGATAATGGAGTAAAAACTGACAACAAAAACTATAATTCAACAATAGTACCTTTCGAATTTAGAGAAGCACAAACTTTAAAACTTTACAAAGTTGTCGCTAAAGAAGATTTGGGAAAAATTTTGAAAGAAGGAATTTTACCTATTTCAAAAACTGGAAATAATAACTGGGAAGGTAATAGAAGAGCAGACAATTCAACAGAAGTTGTGTATCTATTCAATCCATTAACAGAACAACTAAATTTCACTCAATACGGAGATGTTCTTTTGGAAGTTGAAACAACAGCTTATAGAAATGAAATAGCACCTAATGATGTGAATGTTGGTAAATATGAAGAATTTATAACTTATGAAGTTAAACCAGAAGAAATAAAAGGAGTAACTTATGTGGAAAACAATTCAATTTAATAAGCAAAACATTGAATATGAAACTGACAGGGCAGTATTAATAAACTGCCCAACAGTTCTTATTATAAAAATTATAAATTTTGGCATCCATCTAAACTGATTAGACCGTTGAAAAAAGGAAATGGATATTTCTTAAGTTTATCTTACACAGATGAATTCAGATTTAAAATTTTTAAAAATGATAAAACAACTAAAGAAATATGTGGTGAAGAATTAGCATTATGCTTTAATCAACTTACAGAAGAAGATGACACAAGTTATTTAGAAGTGACTGAACCTGTTAAAATTAACAAGAATGTGGAAATAATTTCAGAATTGGAGCGTTAGTATGCTTACAGAAAATCAGAAACAAGCATTTGAGAAGTTTAAAAAATTGAAAGTAGGTGCATTGTTCATGGAGCAAGGCACGGGAAAAACTAAGGTAGCGTTAGAATTAATTAAAACTACAGATTGTGATTTAGTTTTGTTTTTCTGTCCTTTCTCTACAAAAGACAATCTACAAGATGAAATAAACAAATGGGAGTTAGATATAGATTATAAAATTATAGGATATCAAACTTTATCAAATAGTGATAAAACTTACGTTGAATTACTTGAAGAAATAGAAGATAAAAAGCTATTCATCGTTGCTGATGAAAGTATATTTATTGTTTGAGAGATATGTAAATTTTGAG